ACTACGAGATCGTAGTCACCATCTGGAAGTGGTTCGAAACTGCCTACATCTCCGGCGTCTTTTACAAGATCGCCCCAATTGAGTGAACTCATCTGGTTTATTCTCCTGACTTAGTTGTTGGTGGTGGTGTTACTGCTGGCACACTTGGTCCGAAAATCATGTCTAGCATGCGTTCGATTCCAAGGTTTTCTTGTTCAACGATCTTTCCAAGTCTACCTTGTACTCGCTCGCCTGCTTCGTATTCGTCTGTGCGTTCTACGTACATACGACGTGCCTTAAACGGTGACTGCAGTGGATCTGGATTTGGAAAAGTTTCCACTGTAATTGCGCCAAGGATGTCATAGAAGTAAGGTGCTTGAATTGCAAGCTGACCCTGTAGGTACGGACGTGAACGACCGTCTGCTCCAGGGCGTGCCATAGCAGTCAATACAACAGCTTCTAATGGTTGTGTAGGGTGCATTGTTAAGTCACGCAGGTCACGCAATAGCGCGCCCATGTGACGAAGCAACTCGCCCCATTGTTGCATCTTCATTTGTTCAGTGCCAGCAATTGAATCCATACACTTCACTTGAAGTTCAGAGATAGAGTCAATGATGAGTGACTTGAACTGATGCTTTCCAGTTTGTAACCACTGGAATGTTTTGAGAACAACATCGTAGTCGCGAACGTTAACGACTACAGTATCCCAGGTGCCATCAGCAACTGGAGGTTCTTCTCGGATAGGGTCCCAATACTTAACGGTGATAGGTAGGAATCTGTGCCCACCCTCAACGTCAAGCATGAGACGCGGATATGGTGCGGTTACTGCGAAGGTTGATTTACCAACCTTTGATTCGCCGTAAACCATGATTGTCAACGAACGTTGTACGTCAGACATCACTGTTTCCTTTCATCTCTGTGTGTTTGTTTAACATTATTAAGCATTACCCTTCTTCTCTTCTACGCCATAATAGGCATAGGGATCAGACGGTTGGAACGCGTCTTCAAGTGCAGCCTCAGCTGCAGACCCGTCATCAAACATCGGACATATAGAGAAGAATGAGCATTTCCATTTGCAATCACGCGAAGGACTAGGGTACGCGATAAATCGATGATCCCCTCCTTCATCAAGCGCCTTACGTGCACCCATCATGTTTGTTAGAACACCGTGGATACGTTGCCAAAACGAGCGTAATGCAAAAACATTATGACGAACTTCAATCTGCTCATAGAAAGGTGGCTTTGCGTTTGCAGAGCGCTTAACCTTCTTAAGCATAGTAAAGATTCCGCCTTCAGAGCGTTCACCTTCTTTGTTCTGCGCTGTCTCTAACATCATGTAAGTAAGGATCTGTTCGTTCATGTGCGCCATAGCGGAGAAGTCGGTAAACGAGCCGCCAACTGTCTTAAAGTCTCTAAACATACGCACTCCGTCAGCCTTACGACGAACACGCATATCAATCTTACCTTGCAGGATAACCTCACCGTTAAGCAAAGGCATCTCGATGATCTCTTCAGTTGAAATCATTTCTAGTTCTGCATCAATTCCATTTTCGTCAACCCACTGTAGATAACCTTCAAGCATGATGCGTCCGAGCTCTGCCTCAGAGTCTAGGTCATACGTATCGCGAAAGGTTTCCTCAAGAATTAACTTGTCCTTTATGACAAGTTCGGAGTGAGCCTCAAGAAGTGGGATGCCCTTACCGTAGTACATATCAAGTGCCTCGTGAACGCGAGATCCAAGCGCAAGTGCACCTGTCATCTGTTGAGTTCTAGGTTGTAGGCGACGGTAGTAACTGAGCCACCAACGTCGGTCGACGGCAATCCTTGTAAGTTTGGATTTCGCTGTTGGAGATGCGAATCGGACTTTTACTGATTGCCATTGTACCTCCTTGCTCTTTTTCATTAGCTTGCTCTGGCGCATTGATCATAGCTTACCTGCCTTATCGTCTTTGAGTAGTGAAAGAAGCTTATCTTTATCTTTTACGATTTGTTCAAAGTTATCAGCCTTAGTTGACAAGACTTGGATAACTCTTTCCTCGATGGAACCTTCGGTGACGTAGTCTGTGACGATGATTGAGTCATGAATTTCAGATCCGATACGGTGCACGCGGTCAAGCGCTTGCTTGTGATCAACAAGTGACCACGGACGCTGTAACATTACTAAGCGACGAGCCGCGGTAAGTGTAATTCCAACACCACCAGCCTGTGCGGTAAACAGAATCCACTTAATTCTGCCCGCCTGAAAATCATCAACCGCTTGTTGACGTTCGTCTTCATCTTGAGCGCCGGTGATAAGCCCGTGTGGAATTTTAGCCTTAGTCATTTCAGCACTAAGCAAATCAATCAACTGACGTGATACTGCACATACGGCAACCGAATCATCACCAAAGTCGCCGTTTGAGATATCGTCCATAAGCGAGTCAACCTTACAGGAAGGCTCGGCAAGTACTGCGCGCATCTCACCTGTGTCTTCGTTTACATCCATCTCTGCGTATGAGCTTGCAAACTGAAGTAAACGAATTGTTTGTGTCAACGCTGAAGGTGCGGTAATTGCATCACCGTTCTCAAGCTCTGCAATCATGGTGTCGCGCATCTGGTCATAAGCTTTCTTTTGCTTAGTAGACATTTCAATATCACGACGTTCAAACATCATTTCAGGAAGCCAAGGCAACACCCTTGCTTTTAACATACGACGCATACGTGGATTTACAGTTGCGTAGAACTCTTCTTCCATGTGAGGCTTTATGCCTAGAACCATCATTCCACCGAAGGCATTTAACATTACGTTAACCATTCGGTCAATCCAGCGAGTCTTGCTTGGCCACTCTTCAGGTGATAGCCAGTGAAGGATAGGCCATAGATCGACAACTGTGTTTGCGATAGGTGTTCCAGTCAACGCAAAGCGAATATCAGCATCACCTGTTGCGGCCCAAAGGGCACGTGATTGCTTAGATTTTGGCTCTTTACTTCTGTGGCAGTTACGAACTAAAACTTCGTTAGCAAAATAGTTACCTGTAGAAGTTGTTATAGAGTAGACAGTTGTTGTATTTTCTGAATAACTATCTCTGCACACTTGTTCGTATCTTTGTGAACTTCTGAGTTCCAAAAGCGGATGATGGTCCAACCCATGCTTTCCAATTTCTTGCTTCGAATTACATCCGCAATTTTTCTGTCTGGATGACGATGCACTCCACCGTCTACTTCCACTGCCAGTTTTATCTCTGGAAATCCTATATCTAAGAACGCGCAAGTAGTTCCAGTGTTTCCCGGAAAATTGAATCGAACTAACCATTCCGTTTCGTGCGCTGGCAGTTTTTCTGATAGCATCTTCACCTCTGGAGAGATTCTCCTTCTGTTGATGCTCATGCCAGACGCTGCTCTCTGCCATCCACGCTTCCCATTGGCTGAACGAACTGCTGGGTCCATACTCTTGAAGGGATTGCTGTCTGATAAAAGATGCAGTCTCACTGCTTGATATAGCTTGCTCTCTGGATCCATCATATGTTTTGACATTGTTTTGGAGCGAGCTTCTCGAACTCCAGGCTGGTTTGCTCTCCACACCTGCGCGCAGCTCTTTGTGCAAAATCTTGAAGTCTTCTTTTTGTACGGCGGTTGATACATCTTTTTGCAACACTCGCAACTCTTCATTAACTCCATGGTTCTTTTTGGTGGGGTCTTTGAGTGTGATTTCTTCCCATTTGCTCCTGCTGAACAGCGTTTTGAGCAGTAAGCTCTCACTCGACGCGCCGTTAGCGACTCTTTGCAATAGAATTCTTGGTGACACATCTTGCACTGTTTTGTTATCAATGGCATACAACGTATCCCCTTCTACTAAGTCTCCAAGTGCACGATAGCCTTCATCTTTTACGTAAAAAGGATGATTAGGTGTAGCACCCCACTCTGGCACTATTGTATCACTATTTCGGTACATCGTATCAAGTACTGTGGACAAAACCACTTTATTTTTGTTATGGTCATATCCCCAGATTTGATCACCTGGCACTAGCTTATCAATGCTTTTAGGGCCAGAAGGTGTGCTTATAGGCGTCCCTTGCACGAAACACTCGTCCGCTACGACAGCCTTAAAATCAATCATGTTGAGTTCACGCTTGTGAACCTCGCAGCGATTTACAGTAACCTTCTCGTCATGCCCACCGCATTCTTGACACCGCGCAAGAGCAATAGAGCCATAGGAAGCAAGTCGAGAATGTGAGCGCAAGGACTCCCAGTTAATCACGTATACGTCAGCCTCGTTCTCAAAGATCTTACGACGCGCGGTAGCTGATCCCTTAATAACTTCTACGTCAACTCCAGGCCACCACATATCAAACTCACGTTTCCAGTTCTTCTTTAACGTGTTAGGGCAAACGATAAGC